AGTAGATAAGCCTGCCGGTGATGATGCTTCGAATAAGGTTGACCCACGAAATCTCTACGAGATGTATGAGGTCTTGACGGATATTCGCAGTCTCCTCACGGACATCCGTGATGCGTTGAAATAATGCCGAGACCGACGAGATTTTATAGTGCGGCCCAAGAGAAACGAGTGGCAAAAGCAGTTGGCGGTCGAAAGACTGCCAACTCGGGCGCTACAAAGTTCAGTAAGGGAGATGTCACTACCAAAGACTGGCTTATCGAATGTAAGACCTGCACCGAACCGAGGAAATCATTCACTCTGCAAAAAGAGTGGTTTGATAAAAACAAGGAAGAGGCGTTTGCTATGCACAAGGACTATTCTGCCGTAGTATTCGACTTCGGCGATGGAGAAGATTTCTACATCATAGACCAACGCTTGTTCCAGAAACTGCAAGAATACCTTGAACAGGAGAACGGAAATGGTTGATTATGAGATTGACGGTTATACCGTTGAATATCATCGAACGGGGTCTGTGAGCGACTCCAATGCCCACTTTGATACCGAAGAGGAAGCACTTGAATTTATCTTCGATTGCAGACATCGTTGGGACTGGTTCAAACTTATACAATACCGAGTAGCAAATTATATCGAAGAAATGGAGAACTAAAAGCATGGCAGACTTTAAGACCGCAGAACAGTATGTAGTAGACAGACTTGAATCCACTGAAAGAGAACTCGAGGAACTTAAAATTACCCACGCTACGGAAGTTGGGCGTCACGTCCATGAATTTGAGGAGATGAGAGCGCGCCTCGAGGATGCGTATGAACTTCTCGATATGTTGAGGGATTTCGTCAATGTCCGCTTGGATAGTTATTTCGGATACTGTATCTGTGTAGACACTATCTATGGCAAAGAGAATCCAGAAGCCGTAGCAAGACTTATGGAATATTATGATATGCGAGTGCAGGAGGACGATAACGATGAGTAAGAATGTGCCTACCCAGTGTGAAAGAGTTGCCTACTATATGGCACACTTCGGCAGTATTACCAGAGCAGAGGCCCTTATGGATTTGGGCATCGCAAATCTTCCCGCAGTTATTGATGACCTTCGACACAAGCACGGACAACACATTATTACCGAAGAAGTCAAGAGTACCAACAGATACGAGCAACCGATAACCTACGCTCGTTACCGTTTTGCAGAAAGTGAGGACACAGTAAGTGGCAATTAAATCATTAGCAGTAAAGTACCGCCCGACCGCCTTTGATGAGGTGGTCGAGCAGGGTGCTATTAAGTTGATTCTCCAGCAACAGTTGGAGAGTGAGGAAGTGAAGAACGCTTACCTCTTTTGCGGAGGTGCAGGTACTGGTAAGACAACCTGTGCAAGAATATTTGCCAACGAGATTAACAAGTTCCAGGGCAATCCCATTGAGATGGATGCGGCCAGTAACAGTGGCGTAGAAGATGTCCGGGCTATCATTCAGCAGGCTAAAACAAAGAGTCTGGACAGTGAGTATAAAATTTTCATCATCGACGAGTGCCATTCCATCAGTAATACAGGTTGGCAGGCATTCCTTAAGTTGATTGAAGAACCGCCTGCAAAGTCCATCTTTATTTTCTGTACCACTGACCCACAGAAAATTCCCAAGACTATTTTGTCCCGTGTGCAGAGATATGACTTCCAGCGCATCAGTCATAAAGCAGTGGCTGACCGTTTATACTATATCTGCCAGAGTGAAGATGTGTCCGTGTGCGATAGAGATGCCCTCGATTACATTGCAAAACTTGCCGACGGCGGTATGCGAGATGCCATTACATTGATGGATAAGTGCCTGTCCTATAACAGAGACCTTACTATTGAGAATGTAATCAAGGCTCTCGGCATTACAGGGTACGATACAATGTTCTACCTCACGGATAGCATCATTACCAATGATGTAGATGCCGTCATTAAGACGATTGAGGAAGTGCACCGTTCTGGCAAAGACTTGAAGCAGTTTATCAAGACCTATACCAACTTTGTGCTTGACCTGTGCAAGTACGGATGTTTGAGAACCTTCGAGTTTATCGAAATCCCAAGTATTCATAAAGAGCGTATGGATAAGTATAATGACCACGCTTACGAAGATTTTACCAGACTTCTTAATACACTGGTAGAGTTGAATTCCACCATCAAGTGGGAGACATCACCCAAATCTGTAATCGAGGCAGTGCTTGTCCTTCGCACAAAGGAGATTGATTATAAATGATTGGACAAAAACACTTATGTGCCCAAATTGATACCCTTATCGAAAACGAAACTTTCCCCCGGTTCAGCATCCTCGTTGGGCCGGAGGGAAGTGGTAAGAAGTTGATGAGTAAGCACATTGCTACCAAACTCGGCGCTCTGTACACTCTGCGCGGTGTGGGGGTAGACGATGTGCGAGACCTTATTCAAGAAGCCTACAAAGTATCTGCACCCATCGTGTATGTAGTTGCCGATGCAGATAAGATGTCCCCCGCGGCTAAAAATGCTCTGTTGAAAGTGACAGAAGAACCGCCCAAGAGTGCCTACATTATTCTCACTCTTACCGACTTGAATAATACCATCAACACAATTCGCAGTAGAGGTCAGGTGTTCTATATGGACTCCTACACTGTGGATAACATTGACGAGTATTACAAGAACAATTATCCATCGTTCACCGACGAGCGGCAGATTGTAGATGACCTCTGCGTAACACCTGGTGAGGTAGACTTGCTTATGGAGATGGGCCCCACGGAGTTCTACGAGTATGTAGAGAAGGTCGTAGATAACATTGCCGTAGTGTCTGGTGCCAATTCATTCAAGATTGCCCAGAAAATCAAGTTTAAGGACACTGATACAGACAAGTATGACCTCAAACTGTTCTGGAAAGCATTTATGACCATCTGTTCATCGAGACTGCGGGAAGACCCCCACAGATACGCCGAGGGCATCAAAATTACCTCAAAGTATTTGCAGGAGTTGAGAATTACAGGTATTAATAAGCAGAGCACCTTCGACTGCTGGCTCCTTGATGTAAGAAAGGAATGGATGTAGTATGTATAACCAACTTGATGCATATGATACCCTAAAACTTCAAGAGGCGCTACGAACTATCAAGGCAGTGTATGAGTACAATTTTGATAATAGTCCGCAGACCCGAAAGTTAGGAACTGTTCTATGTAAATTGATTACCGTCATTAACGAGCACGGAGATAAGGAGATACTAAAAGATGGATTTATCGGCTCTTAAAACCCACATAAAAAACAAGACCTTTGATCCTGCGTACATCTTTACAGGGCCCGAAGTAGGAGTGATGGACATCTATATCGAACAGATGGCAAAAGCACAAAATGCCACTGTCACAAGATTAGATGGGATTGACGATTTGGCGAAGAAGATGCACAAGGGTGCTATCGTCAAGAATGCTTGTATTTACGCATTGCGTGACTGTAAAGAGATTACGCAAGACATCGATTTGGCACGCAAAATAACGCAGAAAAATGCGCTCTCCGGCGCTATTTTGATATTGATATATACAAGCATCGACAAGCGTTCTAAGGTGTACAAAGAATTCCAAGATACCATCGTAGATTTTCAGCCGATGAAGCCGGAAATCCTTAAGAAGTATATCCAGAAAGAAATACAGTTATCCGATGGTGCCTACGAAAAACTCATTGAGGTATGCGAGAGTGATTATAGCCGAATACTTCTTGAGGTAGACAAGATAAAGAGATATTCCGCGGCTACGAAATGCTCTGCCGAAAACGCTTTTGCCGTATTGATGAAAGCAGGAGCAATCTTTCAACCGCCCAAGGACGCAGTGTTCGACTTTGTAGACGCCGTATTGAAGGGTAAGAAAGACCTTGCATTTTACCTCTTGAAGTCAAGTTACGACTACGGCGAAGCAACGATGGTACTGCTCTCAAACCTCTATAACAGTACCAAGCAATTATTGCAGGTGCAGTCATTCAAGGGCGATGGCAAGATTACAGAAGCCACGGGGCTCACCCCATTTCAAGTGAAGTTGGCAAGTGAGCGTAAAGGTCGTAACTCGACCGGCGACTTGATTTACCTTATGCGGCTCGTAAGAGACACCGAGAAGGGCATCAAGACGGGCACAATCGAAGAACAGATGGCCGTACCGTATATTTTAGCAAATTATTGGGGATAATGCTATGGAAAAGAAAATTTATCCTGTCTGCAAGAGATGCGGACGTAAACTGAGAACAGATGAGGCAAAGGAGCGGGGCTTCGGCCCCGTTTGCCTCATCAAGATGCAAACCGAGAAAAAACATCCTTTATTTGGAGGTGGGAAAATTGGAGAATGCCAAAATATTAACCGAGGCTCAAGTGGAGGCCATTGAGAAAGTTGCCGAGATTGTAAAAGTGTTGGTAGAACGAATCTGGGAGATTGTCAAGAGAGTAGCCGAGCATATTCAAAAACTGTGGAGAACTGTGATTGAGAATTATCAAAATAAACGGGTAGTGCATCTTGCTATTCATCACAAAGACCTGAAGGTAAGAAGAAAGAATATGAATAGGATAATGCGTTGGCTACGGAGGTATATTAGATGCAGAGGGTGATACATTTATACCGTAACAAGAGTAGGATATTCAATATGCTCGAAGGACTGTATGCATACGTGTCCGATACCGACTATATGTTTGACGATGTTCTGTGGCTCGATGAGTCTTTCCGAGAGTTGTGTGAGGTGTTACATTCTCGCCTGATGATATTCCGAATGCCCGAGATAAAAGATATGAAATTGCCCAAAATCGAGATAGCCGGAGACGCGGAATTTAGCCCCTGCCGGCTCGATAAAAAAGAGGTGACTGTTCTACTGTCTGGTGGTAAGGACAGCGCGGCCGTAGCGTTCCGGTACAAGCGGATGGGCTATAA